TTTTGCACGATGCGCAAGCACCTGCGGAAACCTGCCATTGCTTCATGGTCACCACGCCTGATTCTTTCCATGCTTGGAACTTCGCTTCTTCGTGGATCATCGCAACTTCTGTCCTTGCAATCATTTCAGCCCTTGCACGAATAGGAATGATTCCCGTGTCTGGTTCTGCTTCCAACAGCCCTTGGATGTTCCTTCGGATGTCTTCAGTTGAAAGACCGTTGCGAACGCCTGTTGCAATTCGCCTGTCAAGTTCGTTTTGCGTGCCTTCTTTCAGGGTCGTGGTAAGTTGGCTTGTGTAGTCATCTAGAGCATTCGCAAGATTCGGGTCAAGATAGTCGAACTTCAATTCCATGTCAGGCACAAGACGATCAAGTTCTTGTTGCCCTGATTGCGTCATGACTTCTTTCACAAAATCTTTTCCGTACCCTTCAAGACGAACCACCGCACTATCATTCCACAATGACGAATCGCTCATTCCTGAATCCAAGAAGTTGTTGATCTGGTCGCTGAATACGGAAGTCAATCCGTCAAAGAACGTGTCGATGAACTGCGCATTCTGTCGAAGTAGTTTTTCGTAGTCTGCATTTCCCGTATCAACTGGCGCACGTTTGACACCGATCAAAGAACGATGATTTTCAAACAATGACTTTTGGCAAGATACAAGTTCTTTGCCACATCCGCAATCTTTTGCGTGCTTGGTTTCGGTGGCTTGCTCTGCTGAATACGTCTGATGCGCTTCATCTTTCATGCACCAACTTTCGGGATGATCTGCATCAGCAGGCATCCAATGCGAACCCTCAGGGCAACTTTCTGCTTTTAATTGCTCCGAACCGTTCGAGGCGGAGAACGCTCCGAACATCGGTTGCGGATTGCGTGCTTGCTCGATCGCCACATCAATCGGAACTGTTCCCGCAGGAACAAGCAGTTCATCACCGCCATCGACAGGTTCAAGACCCCGTGCCGATCGAATTTCATTGCGTGTTCTGATGCCTGCGCTTGCATCACTTGCATCAATTGCCGATTGCATTTGACGGTCTTCTGAAACGGGGTCATCGTAGGCAAGGAACAAGTCGCCTGCATACTGGCCAAACAACGGCAACAACTGCCGATTCAAGAATGATTCGTCAAGTGTCAAGTATGGCCGAACCGTATTGCGCAAGAAGCCAAGTGAACCTTCCCTTGCACTCGCAAGGTTTGGATCATTCGCTTTCAACATCGTAACAGGAACGCCAGAAATTGCAGAAATGACTTCCACCTTTCGGGCTTCACCGCTTGCAAATGCCAAATCCTGCGGACTGAAACTCATGGGCTTGCCATCCGTGCCACCTTCAAAGATGAATGGTCGGCTTCTGTTGTTGTTTCCACCAAGTTGACGTTCCACTTGTTGCATCAATCGTTCGTATTGATTATCAGTCAAATGCTCTTTGACCATGATCGCCCAATCTGGACGGGCTTGATTGTCAAGCACATTCTGTTCGTACTGATCCATCGAATCAAGCAAGTCAATTGCGGGAATACAAGCAGAAACCCATCCCCGACCATAGAACGGATCTGATGGATTCGGTTGCTTTTCGTGCAACACTTCGTCTTTCCTGAACTCAACTACGTTTGGATGTTGCCCGTATTGGTAATAATCAACAAGATCCATTTCGCCATCGGGAACAATTGCAACCATGTCGCTTTGCATGTTCCACAATTCTACTGGTATGCCGAGTGTTTCGCTGATGATCGGATGAAGATATGCGTTGCCCGTGATTTGTAGGTTCAAGAACCGTTGAATTGCGAGCGTGTAGCCGTCCATTTCAGGCGAAGGATTATCAAGCAGTTCAAGGATCGGATGTTCAAAGACTTCGACCATATCGCCTTGCACGGCTTTGCGTTGGACGAATGTTGACGGCTTTGTTTCAAGACCGCCACGAAGAAACGCTGATTTGTGTTGATTCAAAGATTGCGTTGGATATAGCGACTTTGCGCCATTCTTCGGCTGAAGGGAATACAGTTTGATTGGTTGTGCTGAACAAGCCCTTGCAATGATTTGCGCAGAAGCAAAAACCCAACCGTTGAACCGTGCCATCAATGCCGTGTACGATCTGGCACGGGCTATGTTCGCAGACGGGGTTTGCCAAGCGGGAACGGTTGCTTTCATGTAATCAAGGCGATCGGTCGCCTTGGTGTTTGTTTCGGCTTGCTTGCCTTTGCGCAACTTGTTCAGCATGTTCAGAACTCCGTCCACATGTCTTGATTCCCATGTGGATTGTTTTTGAGATTGTCGCTCATTCCATCAATTGAACGAATTGAAGGTGACGTGCGTTGATTGTAGCAATACTGTGCAAGGTAACGAAGGCTATCGAGGCAATGATCGTGTTCTTTCCGTGGGATGTCTTTGCTTGAACCATCTTGATTGTTCATCCATTCATACGAACCAAACTCCCGAAGCAGGTTTGAACATTGGCGATGAACAACCAATTTCGGCTTTCCATCGTCACCATTTGACAAGCGACTTGCCACAGTTTGGATTCCAGAAAAGACAGAATTGTTCGCAGGCATAACGTCAAGACCTACATGTCGCATTGATGCACGAATCCCCGCACAAGACGGATCAACCACGAAGCATTCGATCATTGGATGTTCTTCTTTCCATTTCAAAGCCGTATCAATGATTTCTGCCTCTAATTTTTGCCGTTCGTGCCATTCGTCAATTATGAACATGCGTTCATCCTTGATGCCTGCAAGAAGTAGAACAGAAGGATTGTTGTAGCCGTAATCCATTCCGACAATCATTCGATCATACGAATCAGGCACTTCATCGACAACGAACTTCGATTCATCCCACATGTCGTACACCAAGCCATCTGATCCAACCCATAATCCTTCAACGTATCGCTTGCGTGCAACGCCTGTCATGGTTTCCAAGTCCTTCACGTAATCTTCTGGCAAGAACCAATTGTCACGGCTTGTAGTTGTGATCGCTTCGCAGTTTGGTGCGCAGACATGACCGCCTGCAAGCCCGAACCGTTGTGCAAGAAAGTGCTGTGGCGTTGACGGGTTGCATGCACCATACAACTGATTTTGCAAGTTTGGAAGTTGCAAGCGTATTCGACCACGAAGCATCGTCCAATCCTGTTCGGTCAATTCAACGCATTCGTCAACTGCAACGCCTGACAAGTTCATTGACGCAATTCGACCCGCATCTTCAAGCCCGAACAACATGATCGAACCGCCACCGTGAATCAGGATTTCCCCGTCAATCTTCTTGTATTCATACGAACCCCGTGGCAATATTGGTGGGAGCAATCCATCGGGTTCAAGCAATGTTTTGAGTGTTGATCTTTTGAGCGCAACGACAGTCTTGCGACACAATCCTTCTCTTGATCCTTGAACAGAAGCACGCATGGCAACACGAAGGCAAATTGCTCTGGTCTTACCCGCACCAAATGCGCCAGAATATAAAATCTCACGAGCATTTGAGCGAAGGAAACGAAGTTGTTGTGGAAGAACTTCAAGTCGATGCGTGTCTTCAGTTGTCCTCTGATGTTCCATTTGTCTTGGATTGTACTGCTTCCTCAAGCAAGAATGTCAACGAACTTCCATCAGCATCCGCAATCCTGTTCGGAACTTTGCCGTCTATGCGGTTGATGATCTCTTTCCAGAATCTGAAGTCGCCTTTCAAAGCCTTGTCGATTGCTGATTTGACCAACGCATCGCATAGGTGCTTCCCCGTTGTTTCATCTTCAAGCATTGTGCGAAGTGCGTCTTGCATTGATCTGCCCTTCGGACGACCCTCACGATTCACATTCTGCGGGTTGTTGGCAAACGAAAACTGATTCCCTTTTGCAAACTTCCCTCTATCATCAAAGTCACTCATCTTCAGAACCGCCAAGGTGCATTTCATCAAGGAACTTTGAATCTATTTCAACAGTTGAATCGTAGGATAGTTCAGCCGTTGCAAACAAGTGCGGTTCACCATCTTCGGACGTTTCCCAAAAGATAGAAAAATGCGTGATCGGAATCTCAAGTTCAACAAGCCACTTGCAGTACCTTGAATGAAGTGTCAACAACGTCCAATCATATCCGCAATCAATTTGTTCTTCTGTCAAATCTGTCGTCAGGCGTATGCGCATCTGTACCCCATTTCAAGTACCGCTTCAGTTCCAAGGATCACGATGATTCTTGACCATAAAAGCATTATGAAGTGAAAACCTCAACGGTGTCGATTTCGTAGATCACGAAATACTGTGAACCGCTTGTTGGTGTGAATTTGAATTCAAGTCGAAAGGTTGCATCGCCTGAGTCGAACACGGAAGCAATTGCGCTGTACCTGAAGTTGTAGCCTGTCGAGTCTTTTGTCCATCGTCCATCGGTTTGATACGCATCAAACACCACATCTGCTACGGTCAATGAAGCCGTGTACGTTGCGGTTGTGTTTGCGTTCTTGAAGACTGCCAAGGTGATTGCGCTTGTTGTGGCTATCGTGATCGCTGTCGCATCTGCACCGACAATCCTTGCCATGCAGGTTGCGCCCGTGTCTTCGTATATAGTTGCTAGTGTTGGGGAGTTGCTCATTTTGGTTGTACCTGTCCTATTACATCGCCAGACGAATATGTTTGACCTGCCACTTCACCACTATTGTACGTCTGCGATGCAACTGCGCTGAATACCTGATTCGGGTTCGTGTCTGCAATCTTTGTCGTGAACATTGCAAGCGTGGTGTTCAGCCATCCAATGTCTGCGGATGTATCTTTCTTTGCATCAAAATCTACGGTTGCAAGCGTGCTTGCAGTTCCTGCATACTTGGTGATTCCACCAATCGCCAATCTGTCAGATCCATCATTCAAAACGCAGGCGTATTCGTTGTCAGGTTGCGTGTTCGGTGAACTTGTGCCATCCACTTGCGTTCTTGCATACGACTTTCTGCCTGTCGAGTCGCCATCGTAAACGGAACAAGTGACAGCAATCACATCGCCTGAAGTGTCTGGCGTGATTGTATTTCTTGCCAACTGTAGCCAGTCGGTCGAAGTCGTTGTGGATTCGGCTGAAGTGTATGAATACTCGGCATTCTCAAAAGCGGAAAGACGAAGACCGA